GAATTTCTCCCTCGAAGAATCGGTGCGTCGCTTGCTCCACTTCATCTTTCAACCGCTTTCTGTAATCAGCTACGCCACTGCTGGCTTCGCTGGTATCCGTAGGCGGTATCAGGACTGATGGATTGGCTCGAACTAGAGTGTAGATCGATGTCTTCTTATACCCTTCGTCCCCTGGGAACGTGACTGCTCGAGTCTCGTTACCATCTGCGTCTTTCACAAGAGGCAGATCGATTGAAGGTTCATTCACCTCGACGTACATAGGTTTCGATCCATCCTTAGGCCGAGGCCCGCGGAGTTTCGAGACATGTACGCCTTCCACTTTCGGAACGAGGGGACTTGCCCCCCGGCGATAGATAGAATAGTGAGGCAAAATGCGTTCTCCAGGCTGCAAGGCCTGATTGTCCCTTTTAGGGATTCGCGAGAACGTATCGAAGACAACCCCTTCGTAGCCTAGATGGCGTTTGTAAGGACGACCGACCCAGCTTTCGCTGAGCAGATGCCCATCACCGTAACCATCCGGACCTTCAAGACACAAACACGGGTGGAGTGCCTTCCGCACGTAGTCCGCTGCGTCTCTCTCTCCTCGGCGGTAAAGCCCGTTATGGAGAGCGAAGAGGCCAGCCGGGGTCAAGATGTCCTTGACATAAACCGGCCTTATGTCGATTCCGCGAAAATAATCTGCGCCACAGGACTCTCTAAATGGTCCTTGCCAGTACGATTTCTTGGCGTTAACCAGGAAACCACTCGCTGTGAGCACCTCTATCAAGAGAGGGACGCACTCCACGGCAACAATTATGTCGTCACCGTAGACAGAGACTACACCTTGCCCGGAGGCAGGGTCGTTCCGATATCCATCGTACCTTTTGGAGGTCTTCTGGATCTGAACGGTCTCAGTGACAGCGCGGGAGAGGGCCCAGAAGATAAGGCTCTCTAACGGGAATGTGTACCCGTTACCCATGGCTGAGAACTTCTCCAGCACCACCGGCTCTTTTTGCCAGGGCACTGTGGTCTTTCCGACTCGCGCAGCTAGCAGCGCTGAAAACCAGTCGACCGGGAGAAGATGAGCGACTAGCTCTATGGCTATTGTGTCACTCGCGCTAGACAGGTCCAGGGTTGCTAAAGCCCCAGTTAACGATCCCCACTTCGCCAGCTCGCGATTAAGCGATTGGTCGGTAAGGTCGAGACCACTACGGTAACATCTCTTTGACATTTCGTCTCCATATCCCAATTGGAGAAGGCCATTGAGCGACGGCTGCGTTTCCACAGGCCGAAATGCACCATAGTTTTTCACGACGAAGCTAACGGCGCCCTGTTCCACTAACACAGGTACGCTCGACCACACATCCAGCTTTATACCCGTCGGTTGATGATATTCTATCGTCCGAACTGTATAATTCAAGTCTGTAATGTGCGGCAACTCTGCCAAGAGCCTCGCAGCCCAAGGTATGAGTTCTTCGCTACACGAGACCTCAGCACTAAGCTTTCGCTTAATGGAGGCGTGACGTTTTTTAACGCGCGTCGACGCGCCTGGACCAAACCGCAGCCCCAACTGTTCTATCGTTGGAACATCACCTAGCACCTCGCTAACGATACGCGAGGCCCTGTGAAACACCGCTTCGACCGTGGGCTTGAATACAAATCTGCCCTTCTTCCATTGACGGAAGATTTCGTTGGTCTTGCGGCACAGCAGTTCAGCTTCTTCGTACTTCAGTCGTCCTACGGCCTCACGGTCGATTCCGACGTCTAAGAACGTGGCCTTTTGAAACAGGGCTTGTACCTGTCTGACCACTTTAGCCTCTGCAACGGTTAAGGTCGCGTCAGCATAGTCCAGTACGAATTCACAGATTCTCCGGTACTCCCGACGCCTCACGGCGGTTGGGGCCCATGCGAACTGTGCAGTCAGAGGTCCCTTGTCGAGGACATGACTGGCCAGGTCCGTGAGCAAATCGATGGATTCACCCGCGGTGTACTCTTCCAACCAATGTGCAAGCTTGCGCATATAATTCCTATAACAGGTTAAGGTAAGAGAGAGATTGACGGCTCGTTACGATTTTAGCGTAACGATTTTCTCGAATAGCCCATGAAGCGAGGGCACGTCGAGAAGGAGTACGACCAAGACCGTGGTGGTCAAGGCTGTCCTCCAGTCGCGATGTTTCACGACACCATCACCAACTTGTCGAACAGTTCCGCCACCGGTCCGGCAACAATGGGAGTCACAGTCGTGCTCACATTGTTTTCCAGATTGATGAGGATCTGCCGCGCAGTGCGCCGATTCGTTTCAATGCTGCGCGGGTGCGCAAAATTGCGTTTTTCGAATCGCTCCACGTTGGCCACCTTGGGCGGCGCGAGGTAACCGGAAGCTCCACCGGTCCCCACCGTTTCCATGACCGGAAGCAAGACGGCAACCGTGCTGAGCACGACTCCGGACTTGAGAACTTCCTTGGTCATCATGATCCGCAACTGCGCATTGTCGGAGACGCCTGCGAGGGCTTCCTTCCAAATGGCAGTGACTTTCGTCCCCTCCTTGACCACGCTCTCACCAACGAAGGTGTGAACGACGGGAGTTGCGGCACCGTCAAAGACGGTGATATTGGCCTGTTGTGACATTGTGTACCCTTTCAGGGCATGATGGCTTTCGCCGTTGAGGAACTACTGTTTCCACCATACCGACCTAACGGGTTAGGTGTGCGGGTGTCCCGCCAGTAGCGTAGGACGTGACTAGTGCAGCTACGGTCGCCGTACGTTGCCACGATGACAGCGCCCCGAGGGGCTTCACAGTAGGGAGGTCTAGCTGGTCCACAAGACTGGTCGAAACTGATCTCGTAAACGATCCCTGCTCTGAGTAGAAAGGACTACCAGTCCCTCCTCCGACTCTGCGTGTTAAGCCGGTGTTCGCATCGTCTGACATTACCTTTTCAAAGGGTAAACCCATTCCAGGGTGGGAGAAACGCCTCCAGATCTTTACGGAGGTCACAAACTTCCCAGTCAATTTCTGCGCGATTGCGCGAGCCTCTAGGTAATCACTTATGGGCAACCAGTAGTCTGCCACGAAAGTTAGAGGTAGTGCGTTCCAAATAACGACTTCAGGATCCATCAACCCAGAGAGCTGATACGTAGTAGGATCCTCCCGGAGGTACGCCATCAATGAGACCTTCAAACCAACGAAGTTCTCAGCGAATAGGTATTCTCCAAGCACCAAAGGCCAGTTCGAACCCATCGAGGGGCCCGGCGTGATCTTCTTCTTGCCAACTCGGTAGTTGACAGTCGGTGGGTGGTTGAGCCTGTAGCCGAGCATCTCAGCAGCCGCTTTCGCGTCGCCAAGTAGGGGCTCTGCCGCCAGGTGGAATTCCAACCATTTCTGAGCGCTCACGCGCCTCCAACCTTCCCGCTTGACAAGGGCGGGATCTGTACGGGCCTTTTTCACAAGAGTCCTGTACACTTCGAGTTGATCGTTCTTCCACACCGCATACCTCTTGGAGGGTATGTGCTTGCGAGGTAGAAGCTGCTTTTCAGACCTGAGAACAGTCTTAATGGCAAGGTCGATCCGGCCTTTCTTAGCATAGAATAGAGATTTTGCTAAGGTCTCTGCTGTGTCCCCAAGGAACTTCAGAGTGTCAAGGCCCTCGGCGCCGAGGAAAGAGCCGACGTTGAAGTCGGACCCCCTCATTTTCGCACCCAACTTTCCGACCAGTTGGGCTAGGTCGTTAGCGCCCCATGTAGGCAACGCAGGTTTGTTAGGCGGGGCGGATAAGGCACTACCAGGGCAGTTGTTAAACTGCTGAAACACCCATTTATGTTTGGGCGTATCGTAGTACCACTGCGCCGTCTGCCCTTGACCACGATATTGAGAATTCCACGTTTTGGTAAACGGATGGGGATCCTCGTATTCGTTGTCATGGTGGACGGGGATGTGCTTCTCGTATATGGGAAGTTGGATGTAGCGGAAGGATATCTTCTTCTTCGTACGCCCAACCATGCCACGAGAGTATGTCACATCTTTGACACAGACGCGTCGGTAAGCAACCGGTTCGCGTATTCGTCGGGGTTTAACCCGATCGGTGCCATTCCAACTCGATGTTACGCCATAGTAGTTAAAGCCCGACCCATAGGGAGGGACAGTAACGCTGTCTGACCGCATCGTAGTCGTGCCAGTTGTCATCAAAGTCTCCAATGACGACAACTCTGTCGCCGAAGCGACGCACGTCTCATAAGTCTCCCCTTGTGGACAAAGAGACCTAGGAACGAGGGTGGATAGTCCTCGCCCTTAAGCATACACAAAGTTTGCAAAGCCTTGTGCATGGCCGATCATCGCTGATCGAACATGTGCAGAGCGGAACTTCACGGTTGCCCGTG